CTCGCGTGCGCCCCTGTACCGCCGCTTGATGACGCCGACGGCGCGCATGCCGACGCGCTCGGCCGTGCGCTCGTTATCGCGGCGCAGCGTCTCGCGCGCCCCCAGGAGGATCGCAGCGGCCTTCTTGACGTCAGCGGTGTCGACCTTGAACTTCATGCGGCGTCGGGGTTGTCGAACATGCCGTGGCGGAACGACGGCTGAACTCGGTCGGTGTTGGCCTCGTTGTCTTCCTTGTCGGCGATCGAGATGCCGCCCGCGTAGACCATCCCCGCCGAGGTCGCGGCGCGCAGTCGCAGCTTGGCGGCCTTGGTTTCGTAGGCCCGCGCACGGTCGGAAAGGTTGATCGAGGTGGACGTGCCGCCGCCGACCGAAATGGAGCGTGACGCCTCGCGCGCCCACCGTGCGGCGAGGTGCTCACAAACGGCAGCGGCGGCGCTGTAGGAGTTGCCTTCCTCGGCGAGCCAGAAGGCGATTTCTTCGTCCGTGACCTGCGGGTCAGTGTCGTCGATGTCGCCGCATAGGACGCGCACAGCGTCCTTCGACGACGCGGTCGGGTCGCCGGTATAGGTCCAGTGCCCCGGCCGGTCGATCGCCATCAGTGACCTCGCGGGATGGCGTAGAGGGCAATGCTGGTGCTGCCAGCGTAGGTGCCGACCGTGGTCAGCTTCACGCGGTAGCTGCCAGCCCCGAGGATGCCGTCTTTCGTAGTGTTGGCCGTGAGCGCGGTCGTCGCGTCATAGACCGTAGTGACGGCCGTGCGGGCGCTCAGGTTGGCGACCTTGACACCGCTAGCCGTCGTGAAGCCGAAGCACGCGACGTCAACCCATTGCCCGGACGGTAGCTGCGTTTGCACCCATGCGGTCGCCGAAGTGCCGCCCGAGCCATAGGTAAACGCGGCTTCGAGCAGGAGCGACGACACGCCCGGCCCGAGGTCGACGGCGGTGTACGTCTCGCCCGTGAGGGCGGTCGTGATCGTCGTCGAGACGAGCAGGGAGCGCGCCCCGTAGGCGCTATCGGCGGCGTTGCGTCCCATGGCGACTTAGTCCGCGCAAGTGCGCACGCAGGTTGCAGTCGTGGTACTGGTGACGATGCACTCAACGACGTCGCCCACGTCCTCGCATGTCGTGCCGAGCGTGTTCAGAGTCGTGACCGTCGTCACACCGGACGCACCGGCGGTGACGGTCAGCGCGTTCGTGCCGCCAGCGGTGACAATGAACGTTTTGCGGCTGCCGACGTCGGACGCGGATAGCGCCGCATCGTCGCCAAAGTCGACGTCAACCGCGTTTGCCGTGGTCGACACCGGGAACACCGATGCAGCCTGGATCTGCGCCGCCGTCAAGTTGACGTCTGCCGCCGTGAGGGATGCGTTGTTGGTAAATCGCTGGTGAGCGACCGTTGCCGTCGTCGCCGTCGCCGTCGTCGCGGTGATGGTCGTCCCGGTCAACGTGTCGAAGTAGCGCGAGCCTGTCAGCTTTCGCTGTTGTGCCGTCGCCACATCGGCGCAGCCGACGAGCAGGAGGAGGGCGAGCAGTAGGTGTCTCATCACTTCTTGCCTTTCTTGGGCTGCCACGGCTTCGGGGCAGACGACGGCGCGAATGTTTGATCTGGCGTAGGCGGCGGCGTCGGCTCGGGTGCTGGCTCGACGACGGCCATGGATTCCGGCTGCGGCGCCGGTGCGGGCTCGCCGGCGACGCGAACGAGCACGCGAGTCCGAACGAGGGCGAGCAAGAGCTGGGGGGAGATGGCCGACGAGTCGACCACCTCCCCAACAGCGGCGCGCACGCCGCGTGAGCGGCGGACGACGCGATACTTGCCCGGTAGAGGCACGGACATTAGGCCACCGTGCCGGAGAAGAAGTAGCCGAGGACGCTCGAAGTGACCTCGTTGTCCCAGGCCATTTCGATCTCCTGGCGGACCGTGCCAGCACCCTTGAGCGGGTTGTCGATCGAATAGACGGTGATGTCCGAGCCCGAACCGGCCGCGTCCCACATGAACGTGTAACCGGCGGAAGGCTCGACGAGCGACGGGCTCGACGGGACATAGCAAAGGAGCGCGTTCTTCCCGAGCGTCGAAGCCGTGGCGACGGTCTCGCCTTCGACGTTAGTGGCCTTCGCAGACGACGCCACCAGCAACCGCTCGACTTCAAACACGGTCGCCATCGACTGACGGCTCACGACAGCCGGATTCGCCGAGGTGCTGCCGCCGGTGACGCGGTCGATGATGAGCGGATGCCGACGCAGCGCCATGTAGGTGCGCATGTCGACGACGAGGGTGTTCGGCGTGAAGCCGGTCGCCTCGTTGATGGCGATCTTGCCACGGTCGATGTCGTAGACCGGATCGGACGTGGCGCCCTGGTCCCACTGAATGAACTGAGTAGAAGAGGTCGTCGACGTGGTGCCGGTGAGGTCCGTTCCCCACACGCCGGTGGTGAAGTAGTCGCTGGCGAACTGGCGCTCCATCCGCTGCAACGCCATTTGCACAAGCCACTGAGTCGTGGCGTCGTCGAGCGACAGGCCGGGAAGGTTCCAGTTGGCGCGGTCGCGTGCGGTCACGTCTTTATGCAGCGCGAACACCTCGCAGCTATAGCTGTCGGTCGACAGCGAGAATCCGCCGCCGGCAGACTCTTGGGCGTTCGGTCTCACCTGCATCTCGTCGCGCATGAAGTCATCACGCGAAAAGACGTAGTACTTGGCCGACTGCTTCGTGACCGGCACGACCGGGAACACCTGCGGTGCGACGAAGTTGGCGGCGTTCTGGAAGTAGGCGGTGGCGACGTCGCCCTGGATGTTGTCGATGTATTGGGCGCGATCAGGCTGAGCCATGGTCTTGTGCCTCCTTTACGCGGCCCGTGCCGGGCTGGCGCAGTTGACGACGGCGGTGCAAAGGCCACCCGCTGCCGCGTTGTCGGCGATGACCACGCCGACCACATATTCCGTGGTGTCGGTGCCGGGCGTCTTGGCGTCGGCCTGACCGTCAGCGCTGGTGCCGATCAGGTTGCCGTAGCCGAGGTTCGCGTCACCCTGGACCTTAGTGACGCCGATGACGCAGACTTCGGCGCAGGCTCCCGAAGCCGGGCGATTCTGCAACACGCCGAAAGGCACGTCAGTGGCGCCGGTGCAGAGCACCACCGTCTTGGCTGCCGACAGCTTGACGAACTTGAACTGAGCCGTGGACGCGCTCAGATCCTCGCCAGCGACGATGCCAGCGGGGACGACTTGTTCTCCCTGGTATGCCATCCGTGACCTCCTTACTTGCGCTCGGCGCGCTCACGGGCGGCCAGCTCGGGATTTGACTTGCGGATCTCGTTACGGGCGACGGCCGCGCTGACGCCGTTCTTGCTGGCGTACTCGACCGCGAGAGCCGCGATTTGCTCGGCCGCGCTGCCCGTCGACTGGTCGGTCTTGCCGATCTCGGCGAACAGCTTTCCGGCGGCGACAGCCTCGCTCGCGGCCTTCAGCACTCGCACCAGCTCGGCGCGGTCGGCGTCGGTGAGGGCGTTCGCCTCGGCGCGCTTCAGGATCACGCCTAGCGTGGGCGCGTCGATCGGCAGACCAGCGGCGAGAGGCTTGGCCTTCTCGATCCACTCGGCGGTCAGGCGCGCGTCGCGCTCGGCCTTGGCGGTTTCCTCGGCTTCGGCGACTCGCTTGTTCACCGCTTCCAACGCGAGGTTGGCCTCGGCGAGTTGCTTCTCGGCGACTTCGAGGCGCTTTTGCGTCTCGTGGGTTGCGGCGATTTCGGCAGCGCTCTTGGCGGCAGCGTCTTCGCCGGGCTGTGCCTCGGGCTTGGTGCCCTGGGCGTCGGCTTGCTTGGACATAGAACCTCCATCGCTGCTGCCGTCGTCGGCCGACTCGTCGTCGACTTCGGACAGGAGCGCACTTAGTTGAGTGACAATTTCGCGGAGCTTGGTGAGTCGCGGCCCGGCCATCTTGCGACCGGCCTTGGCGAGTTCTTCGATTGCGGCGATCTTCTCGGCGCGGATGCGCTCAAGCTCGCGGGCGGCCCATTCTGCGCCAGGGTCTCCGCCCCACAGATCCCAGGCGATACGGCCGGGCGAGGGAAAGCCTGGTTCGCCCTCGCGGAAGCCCTCGGCGCCCTTCGATGCGGACTCGTGCCGCGAGAAGAAGTTGACCATGCGCCCGATGGTTTCCGGGCTCAGGTCGCGGCGGTTAGAGATGTCACGGGCACGAGCAACGCCAACTTCGGTGCCGCCGCGCCCGTACTCCTGGCGCCACTTCAAGGCACGCTCGGCAACCTGCGCCATCTCGGCGGTAGGCACGGCCTTAGTGACTTCTTCGTCGCGCCGCTTTGCCAGCAAGATTTCCGACCCCTCGCACGCCCCGGCATCGACGAAGCCGACGCTCTTGAGCTGGCGGATGAAAAGCCGCGTCTTAGACATCGGCGATTTCCTCGCGCTCGACGGCCGCGACGATCGAGAACATTCGCCGCTTGCCCGTGGTGATGTCGTCCCACAGTTGATCTCCGCGCGGGGTGCGCGGAACCTCGACGACGATGAAATAACCTGTCTGAAGGGTGCCGTCGGGGATGCCGAGGGCCTTGGTCACGTCGGGCGTGAACGCGAGCCCGCCGACGATCTTCGCCACGTCGAACTCGACGTGCATGTCGTCCGCCGTGGCAGCCTTCGGGATGAAGTCGTAAAAGGCGTTTTCCCAGGCCTTGAGGGCCTCGGGGGTGTCAATGACGTCGCCCTGTGAGTCGTGTGGCAGGGAGCCGTCAGCCTTGCGGGCGACGTGCGCCCAGCCGTAGACACGGCGGCTGTCGGCATCGACCTTGCAGATTTCGGCGGTGACGCGCTCGTCTTGCACTCGGACTCCTGGCCCGAGCGCACGACGGCCCAGGCGGTTAACCTGGCGCCGTCCCCCGAAAGGGATTGACGCTTGCTATCGCGCGCCATATCGCAGAACGATACGGCGAGCAATTTAGCAATTATGAAGAGAGGCGATTTACGGACGTTCGCGTGTCGACCGCCGGGCGCGGCGGCTCGTGGATCACGCGAAGGTGGATCGAGCCACCGGAGATGTCAGCTTGCAGTCGCACGACCGTCGCGCCCTCGATGGCGCGAGAGTGCTTGTCGATCAGGGATTTCAACGCTTCCGTGCGTTCCGCCACAGTCCACCTCCCAGAAGTCGTCGGGATCGGGCGATTGCTTGCCGCAGTAGCAACACCGCCAGAGCGCGCCGGTGCGCGCTATCGAATGGTCGCCCAGGTCGAGCACTGTTAGTGGACCGTCGGCCCACGCCGCATGTCGTCAAGCGTCGCGTCAGCAATGCGCCGCTCCAGCGCAACGCGGGCGACGGCCAACGACTCGAAGGTCGGCAGAAACGACCGCACCTCGTCGGGCGTACCGTCCGCCTCGATCTCGACCTTGCCGTAACGAAGTCGTAGTTTCATCTCAGAAGCTGGCCTCCAGCGCACAAACGCAATGGGGGTGAGGGTCCGGCGGCGCGTCGAACTCTTCGCCCGTCTCGGGGTCGACGAACGGCTCGTCCATCCCGACCGTTTGATTGTCGAGCCGAGGGCACGGGTCATTCGGGTCGGGGTTGTCTTCGACCGCTATCCACGTCCGGCGCAGCTCGGCGCGAGTGAACACGCCCCGGTCGATTGCCTGCTCCCACGCCTCACGCTGGCCCGCCGTAGCGGCGATGCGCGGCTCCGTGCGGGCGATCATCATAGCGCGGTACTGCGTCAGCCTCCCGGCGTAGCTCGCGGCCTCGCGCGCCACCTCGGCAGCGGTGAAGCCCGCTTCGGTGAGCTGCGCCGCGCGGTTGACGACCGCGACCGCGTGCGTGTCGAGTAACCCGACGCACGGCCGGATGAGCTGCGCCGCACGCTGCGCCGAGAAGCCCGCTTCGCGCGCTGCAATCGTCGCCGCCTGGATCGCCTCGCGCGTCGAATCGGTGATGTTGGTCACGAGCGCCGCGCCCTGGCGCCGCAGGAACTCGACCGCGCGGGGGTTATCGATCTCAAGCACGGCGCCACCGGGGAGCATGCGCGCGGACACCTCGCCGGTCGCCGCGAATGCCTCGCGCAGCGGCTCGGCCATCGTCGCGCGGAAAGTTGTGTCGGCGAGGCGCTCGAAGTCGGTGGAGCGAAACAGGCCCGCCGCGCTTCCGTCCTCGATCGCCCCGAGTAGGTCAGCCGACGACAAGTCGGAGCGAATGGCATTCAGAAAACGCAGGAAGCCCCGGAGCATCGGCGGCTCCAGGCGCGTCACGATGCGCCGAAGCTGGCGCCACTCGCGCGCCGTCGGCTTGCGCTTGGCTTCCAGCATCATCCCTTCGGAACGATGGCGACGTCGCGTAGGCCCATGGCGCTCTCGTACAGCGCGCCGATGAGCGTCAGCGGCGAGTGATCGCCGGAGTAGTGCGCTTGCAGTGTGCCGCCGTCGGGGGTGACGATGGTCACAGCCAGCTGCGCCACCCGGCCAGCCTCGATCTCGGCGCGCACCCGGTCGAGCATCGCCAGCATTCGTTCCTTGTCACTCACCTGTCATCTCCTTCTCGGCGCGCTTCATCGCCCGTGCCAGTTCTCGCCGCTCGCCAAGCATGGCGTTCAGCGATGCCCAATCACGCCGCTTGCCTACCTCGTCGTTCCCCGTAGCCGTAGGCAACGACGCCGCGCGGCGCAAGGTGTCCTCAAGCTCGGGGTCGGGGAATAGGGCCATGCCTGCGCCCGACAGCGCACCGATGTAGGCTGCCAGCTCGGAAAGGTTTGGCGACTCGACGTCGCCGCGAACGAGCTTTGGCGGGTCGATCACCGACCAGCCGTTCATCCGCAGGAGGCGCGGGATAGCGTGGCGGTTGAACACGGCAAGGATCGCGTCGAGCCATCCGGCGATGGCGAGCGCGGTGACCGAAGTCTTCGAGTCGGCGAGGGCGAATGACCCCACCTTCTCATGCCCGAGCAGGATGAAGTCGCAGAGAAGAGTGAGCGCGCAGTCGCGGTGGTAGCGCGACAAAGCGGTGTCGATGTCGATGCCGCGCCCGCCTGACGTGGTGATGAGCGAGATGTCGTAGAGCTTGTTGCCGCTGGCGTCGCGGTTCGATGGGATAGCCACGAACGCCTGCTCGTCACTGCGAATGTTCTTGCCGATCTCGATGAGCTGGTCACGCATGGTGGCGTTGTTGCCCGTGGCCGTCGGCGACAGCACCTCGGCGGGGGCCTCGATCTTCGGAATGCCACCTAGCCCACGCTCGATGCCGATGCCCTCGAACATGCGGAGCCGTTTGGCGTAGAACCACGGCATGTAAGCCCCGCGCAGGATCGGAGAAGGCTCTGGGCTGCCTTTGTCGGAGTCGAGCCGGAAAAGAAGCATCTTCTCAATCGGTATCGTAGCGCGATGCGAGGGCATGGTGGTTACCTGCTCCATCGCTTGCACGCCGCCCTCGTCGTCGAAGATCCACTTGTCGCGGCTCTCCTGCGATCGAGGCGCGAGCTTGCGCCAGCCGATGCGACCGTCAGTGAAACGGCTGCTCTTGCCGGGGCTCGATTGCTCGCCCTTGCGCTGCTTGTAGACTATCTCGGCGGCGCTCCACCCGTACTGCATGCACGTCAGGATCTCTGACAGCGCATCGGCCCATGTGTGACTCATGTCATCAATGCACTCGCGCACGAAGGCGCCGTGCAGCTCGTCGGCGCCGTCCTTCACGGTGATCGGCACGGAGCGGATGAGCTGCTTGAGCACGCCAAGGCACGGCGCGATGGCCGGGTCGTTCGCCATCTCGCGGTAGACCGCAATAGCCTTCTTGCCCTTCAGCTCTGGCAAGTACTCCTCGCGGATGAGCCCGCCGGAGTGCTTGAGCCCGGTGACGCCGACCTCGGCGAGCTTGTCGGGAGCGGCCTTTGCCGCGATCGTGCGTTGTCGTCTCGCCATCCCCATCACCTCCAGTTGCTCGGCATCGTCGCCATCGGCAGCGCGCACACGACCTCGCGCGACGGTGCGAACGCCAGCATCCACGCCTCAGCGCGATCTGGCGAACGCACACCACGCTTGCGGGCGTCTTCCTTGGATTCAATCACGACCTGCCCACGGGCATTGTGGGCGTAGCGGATCGACGTAAGCTGACCCTGCGTCATATCGTCGATCTTGCCGGCGACGTCGCCAGACTCGAAGCGTTGCCGCAGGCCCCAGTAGAGTTCCGCCTTCAGGTTGGCGTAGCGCTCCTTGTCGAACGCCGCTTCGCCCACATTGACATCCGTGACGTCAAAGCCGACGTCGGCAAGGTGCCGCGCCATGTAATATCCGATTCCAATACTGTCGACCTTGACCCTGAGCGCGCCTTTCTGGCGCTTCACCTCGCCCAGGTAGGCCGCAAGCTTGCCGCGCGGGTCGGGCTCTGTCCACTGGTCGCCGCCGAGAAGGTTCTGCCCTTGGCGCACGCGGACGACGGTCTCGTCCTCGCCCGGTCCAGCGACGTCGACGCCAGCCTCGGGAATGTCTCGGCACTCCACCTGTTCGCGTTGGGTGCACGCCTCGATCCAAGCGAGGGACAAGAGTTGCCCGTCGCTCTCGGTCGGGAACTGCCCGAGAACGCGGGATTGCCAGAGCGGCGACGACTCGCCCCACTCAATGTGTTTCTCTCGCACCCAGCGGCGCGTGGTGAGGTACGGTCGCGGGTTGTCGTCGAGAGCTTCGTCGGGAAGCGCGCCGAGCGCCTCAAGGTCGAGACCGGCAAGGTTCGGGGTGTCGAACGCGGAAATCGTGACCGTGTTCCAGGTCGCCCGCTGCGCATGGAAGGCGTCGTAGAACGGCCCGCTTGCGATGACCGGGTTGCCGAGCGCCAAGATGCGCACGTCGCCACCGGCGCGAATGCCCTCGATGGCCTCCCAGATGTCAGGCCGCACGCCGGGCGCTTCGTCCATCACGATGAGGATTTGCCCGTGGTAGCCCTGGAAATTGACGCCCTCGTTGGTCGATAGGCCGATGGCGTAATTGTGTGGCCCGAGCTTCAGCTCGGTCTGGTTCACCTCCATCCCGCGCGTGAGCAACCGTAGCAGCGGCGCACCTTGCAGCGCGGAATGGATCTCGCCCCAGAGCACTTTTTTGACCTGCGTCCATGTCGGCGCGGTGGTGATGACGATGCCCTTCGGGTAGCGGACGAGCCACCACAGCACGGCACATGCGGCAGTAAAGCTCTTGCCCGACGAGTGACAAGCCTTCGCGGCCGTGCGGCGCGATGTTGCCACGGAGCGCAGGAGCTTTGCCTGCGTGCGCCAAACGTCGCGGTGCAAGATGCGCCGCGTGAAGCGCACCGGGTCGGGGATGATCGGAGCGCAGGCGCGTGCGAATGCCTCTTCGTCAAACTGCGTCGTCATCGTCGGGCTCGTCGCCTACGTCTGGCGACTCCATGAATGCACGGACCTGGTCGAGAAGATTGCCGTCGATGCGGAGCTTGTCGTTGTAGATCCCGAAGTGTCGACTGAGCGCATCGAGCGCGGCGGTCTTGCCGTGCATCTTGACGCGCACGCGAGCCTTGACGCCGTCGTCGACCATCTCGACTTCGGCGATCGCTGCCGCTGCTTCGGGCTTGATGTCGGTCGACGCCGTGACGGTTACCGATGCCGCGTCCCAACTGACGACGTCAGTGATCGTGGCAAAGGCAATCTTGGCATGTTCTTCGATCACCCGTTCAGCCGTGGCGATGTTGCGGCTCGCCAGAACCTTCTGACGCTTGCGGATGGCAGCGGCGATGCGGGGGTGCTTCAGGAAGCGAGAGACGCCTTGCGCGGCTGTCTTGGCGCTGTACCCGGCCTTGATATACGCGGCCTCGGCGGTGGGCTCCGTGAAGTAGGCGTCGATGAATCGCCGCTCCTTCTCGGTCAGTGCGCGCTGCCGCTCGGGACGGCGCGAGGGCATTACACCGCCTCTTTGAGCAGGCTCACCGGGCAGGAGAGAATTTTCAGCACGGTCGAGCCGTTTACCAGCTCGACGTCAAGAACACCGCCGGTGAAGTCGAGGGCGGTCGTTGTCGAGGCGGACAGGCTCAAGACGATGTTCGGCAGCTTCGACGAGAGTGTCGCGGTCGCGGTGAAAAGCACGGTCGCATCGCCGTAGTTCTCGCGGGCCTTTGCCGTACACGTCCACCCGCTCGCAAGCGGCCACGCTGCGTCGTCGCGGTCGCCGTTCACGAGGGCGATGGCGAGTTCCGCCGTCGAGCCCTGGGCGATCGACCAGCCGCCCTTGAATCCGGGCATCGCCGGCAGGGTGCGGCCGGGGAACGTGCGGACGAGCAAATGCTTGTCCGTCTGCTCCCACTCGAAGCAGTGACGGCTATTCACCGGATGGCTTCCCGTACCGTGCGCGCCGCACCGGCAGGCAGAAGCGCGCCACAGGCTTGTTTCCCGACGTGTCGACCGGGCGAATCATGATCGCGTACCAGTTGCCCTCCCGACACCCGGCAGTCGCGCACCCGTCGTTGGGGTCGAGGGCGATTTGCACCGTTCCGCCGCTGGCGGTCGGTGCGCCGTCGAAGATCGCGGCGGGCGTGGTGTCGGTGCCAGAGATCAGCTCGGCGCTGTAGGTGTCGACGCTCGACAAGCTACGCCCCTCGAAGATAACGCCGAAGGTATCTTCGGCGGTCGGGTCAATCGGGTCGAACGTGCGGCCGGTCGGGCACTCGACGGCTCCCGTGGCGCCGGGCGTCTGGGAGGGGCCTTCCCAGAGCCCGGCCCACGTCTGCGCCTGGGCGGGTAGGGTGAGGAGGGACCACGCGAGAGGCAGGACGAACAAGGGGCGCATGGCTTGCGCGTAGCCGATCCGGCGCAAGCGGGCAATTTAGCAATCAGTCGTGCTCGACCACCAGCACCCTCGGCGATCCGTGGCGCAGCACGCGAGGCAGCGGCGCGGTGAGGTACTGCGGGCGACGTTGCACCAGCTCGGTCGGCGCGTCGACGGACAAAACGCGCGGCTGACGGACGTAGAGCACGGAGTGCAGCGCGCTCGTCGGCGTAGGCGATGCCGTGGCCGTCGCGGTCGCCGTCGGGGTTGGCGTCGCGGTAGCGGTATGCGTTGCGGTCGGCGTAGGCGTCGCGGTCGGAGTGCTCGTGGCCGTAGGCGTCGGCGTAGCGGTCGGCGTCGAAGTCGGCGTGCCCGTGGGTGTCTCGGTTGGCGTGCTGGTCGGTGTTGCCGTTGGAGTCGCCGTGGCGGTCTCAGTGGGCGTCGCCGTCGGGGTCGCCGTGGGAGTCGAGGTAGGCGTTGCGGTCGGGGTGTCCGTCGGGGTGCTGGTTGGTGTCTCGGTAGGAGTGTCCGTAGGCGTTGCCGTCGGCGTACTCGTGGGAGTGCTCGTCGGTGTAGCCGTTGGCGTCTGAGTCGGCGTCTCAGTGGGCGTAGCCGTTGGGGTTTCGGTGGGGGTTGGGGTTTCCGTCGGCGTGTCGGTCGGGGTGCTCGTGGGCGTAGCCGTGGGCGTGTTGGTAGGGGTGTGCGTCGGCGTGTTCGTTGGGGTCGCGGTCGGGGTATCGGTTGGGGTTGCCGTGGGCGTGGAGGTCGGCGTCGCGGTCGGCGTGTCCGTTGGTGTAGCCGTCGGGGTATCCGTAGGCGTCGGCGTATGCGTCGCGGTGCGGGTCGGCGTATGCGTCGGCGTCCACGTTGGCGCCGGGGTGTCGACCGCGAACAGCGCGACCTGCGCCGCGATGCCGTCGTCTGCCGCGCCGGAGTAGGTCGCCGTGATGTCGTCGATCGGCGCGTCGTTGCTGAACGGCACCCCGACGGACTCCAGCATCGACTGCCCGTTGAAGTCGACCGGCGCGTTCGGGTCGTTCGCGTCGAGCACTTCGCGTTGGACGACCGTAGACACATCGGGCGTGTACCCTGACCATGCCGCGCCTCCGGTCAGCGGCGGAACGGCGAACATGCTAGCGACGGAGTTGTGTGGGAAGTCGACGTCGACGCCCAACGCAGTGTGCTCCACGCTGGTCGCCGTGGCGACGCAGGAGACACCCTCGCTACCGGACTCGGCGATGCGGATAGGCCAGCCAGGATCAGGGCCGACCCAGTGCGTCACGACGCAGACGTGTTGAGCTTCCTCGGCGAAGCGGAACGCAAGGAACTCTTCCGTGGGCTCGCCGTATCGGTACTCACGCGACAGGACGACGAGCCTCATGTCGGAGTCCGATGTTTGGCATTCGGCAATCTCGTTCCAAAGCGGATTCTCGACGACCTGGACGTCGCCCTCCACGTAGACTGCGGCGAGGTAGAGCCCCGGCTGTACGGCGCCAGGGACCGGCAGCGGCGAGACGACGCAGCGCGCGTCGCTTCCCGCGTCGGCGTTCCAAGTCGAGGCGATCGGCGCGGGCGTGATCGCTGGGTTCTTCGTCGGCGTCGGGGTAGGTGTCGCGGTCGGGGTTGGCGTGCTCGCGTCCGGTGTCTCGGTCGGGNNGAGTCATCGTCGGCGTTTGCGTCGGGGTCGAGGTGAACGGGCGTGTGCCGGTGGCGGTATGCGTGCGGGTCGGCGTGGTCGTGCGCGTCGGCAGCGGCGTGTCGGTCGGGTTGGCGGACTGGTAGAACACGCGCAGGCGTGGGCCGGGGGCGACGGTTGAGTTGCGCGCTCGCCACCTGAGCCGAGCCCCAAGCGGTTCTGGCTTCGCCAAAACCCCGGTCTGCCCTTGGGTATCAATGCCAACCACATGACGAAATGCCGTAGCAACAAACGGCGTTGGAGTCGGATTGACGACGAACGAACGAACCGAAACCTTGATGGCATCCTCTGGCATTTGCGCGACCCACAAGCCATCGTCACAGGTGCAACTTGTCGCAGCCGCCGAGACGCAACCGATCGGGGGATTAGACTCTGGGTCGAAAAACTTTGCGTTCAGCGTTGCACCTTCTGGGCCATAACTCGTGACAAAGTCGCTGTAAACGGCTTCGAGTTCAGCGCCAGTGACGACCGCATCGTCGGGAAGCGCTGAAGTATCCCAGGCTAATCTGGCAATGTTCGTGCCCTGCCCGGAGACGCCGCCGGCAAATGTCGTGAATGGGAAAAATAGCAGCGAATCGCACACGCTGCCGTCGTCGTTGCCGCTGTAATAAGCCGAGTCCTCGTAGTACCCAGAGCATACCGAGTACGGTGCAACGGTACAGTCGCCATCGTCGTCGCACGACCTCACCGGCGCTTCGCAATCATACCCGGCCTTGCTGGCGCAGCACACGCCCTGGGTGAGTTCCAGCACACGGAACGGCTCGGATTCGGACGCGACAAACTCCAGGAACGCCTGCGTCGACGTAGGCGTAGGGGTTGGCGTCGGCGTCGGCGTTGGCGTGACCGTCGGGGTATTCGTCGGCGTCGCTATCGGGGTATCCGTTGGCGTGAGCGTCTGGGTATTCGTAGGCGTCGCTGTCGGGGTATCCGTCGGGGTAGCCGTTGGCGTGCTTGTCGGGGTGTTGGTAGGCGTTTGCGTCGGCGTAGCCGTTGGCGTGTTGGTGGGCGTCGACGTCGGAGTCTGAGTCGGTGTGCTTGTCGGGGTGTTGGTAGGCGTTTGCGTCGGCGTCGGCGTCGGGGTGACGGTTGGGGTGCTGGTCGGCGTCGAGGTTGGCGGCGCCGGGTACGCGGAGACGCTAACCCAAGCCTCGGCGATCCAGAAGTCCGGCGCAGTGTCCGTGCCGTCGAAGCGCAACTTGAGCGCGTCGATGTCGGCGTCGGTCCATGCCGCAGAATCCGCAGGGTCGGTGTATCGCGTGATGAGCGGCAGCGTTCCGGGTGTAGTCCCATCGTGCGTGCGGTAGGTGTTGACGTCGGTCGTTGCCGACGTGGTGATCGTCGTCCCGCCGCTGTCGAGGATGATGTTTGCCGCCGAAGGTGCGGCGGTATCGGCTCGGATCAAGCTGTTGGCTTGCACCACCGTGATGGTGTCGCCAGCCGGGACTGTGATGTCCTGCAATCCCCAAGTCACAGTGGTCGAGTTGGTGTCCAACTCGCATTTCGTGCCCGTGTCGAACGGCACGTCATCGACGTCTCCGAAAGCGCCGGTGGTACACGCTCCCGAGGCTGTGCTGTTGGGTCGCAGCTCGGTGATGTACTCGCCGACGTGCGGGATGGTGTTTCCCGAGCTACCGCTGTCGTTTTGGACGATGACGTCATCGACCGCGACTTGCGCGCCGGTGCCCCAGGTGCCGGTGCTGGTTATGCAGGCACGGGCGCCAGCGGTGTCGACCATGCGCGTGGTGCCGGTCGCAAAGCTGACGCCGTTGAGGTAGCAGACTGCGGGCGCGTTGGTGCCGCCATAGTCAATCTCGATGGTGACGGTGTACTCCACGCCGGTGGAAACAGCGACCGACCCGGAGAGGGTCGGGCCACCGGATGAAGAAGACGTGCACTCGATCGTTCCGCTGGCCGTGAGGCGTGCGGACACGGTGCCCCCGAGCGCGCCGACGTGCGAGATGACCGGCGCGTTGTTGGCGCTCGGCATGGCATCGGCGCGGAAATTCGCCTGCACCCAGAGCTTCCCGGTGCTCGTCGACGTTGGCGGATTGTATATGAGCTGACCCTCCGCCGCATCGCAGTACAGCGATGCGCCGCCGGTGATCGGCGTCGACGTGTCGTAGGTCGGCGTTCCGTAACACCCGGTCGTGCCGCTGGTCAGCGTGTACTGCGAGCAGCTTTGCCCCTCAAAGCCGACGCCTTGCAGCCGCAGGCCCCACGCTGGCGAGGCGGCGAGCAGAACGAGAAACAAAATCCATGCCATAAGACTTTCCTCCGACTTAACACGCGAAACCGATGATCGGAAAATACTATGGATCACGATTAAGCATTGCTTTTTCGAGCGATTCCCAGGCGCGAGACTACGAGCCCGACGGAGATCGCATCCCACGGGCGCTTCGATCGCGGACGGGGTATTCCCTCCGCTTGCAGCGTCGCGGCGATGCCAGCCAGCGGGAGCGATGCAGCCCGCAGTTCACCGATTCTAGCGGCAGCACAAGCAAGCCCCTTGCCAACCCTTGCGCCACTGGGGCGATTGATCGGTTTGTTGCGCCACGTCTCTTTTTCCGTCCTCATCCGCTGCCGGTGGTCGCGGCAGTATACCGACCCGAGGTGGTCGCTCGACGCGCCACGAGGCGAGCACTCCCGGACTCCTGCCGGGAGAACATAGCCGCACCACACGCACCGCTGTAGCCGCCCTGGCATGGCCTAGAAGGCGCGAGCGCCGCAAATTGGGGCCACGGTATCAACCGCGCCGCATTTTCGCCCCAGGCGGGCAGGGAAGAGGCGTAAGACGGCAGTGCGCACCGCGTCGACATCAAACCCGAGGTGGCCGCATGCGTCGGCAAGGGTCACGGTGCCGACGGTCGGCGACTCGAACCATGCGCGGGCGAGGTCGTACAGCTCGCGCTCGGCTGGGTCGGTTGCTCCGGCGCAGGTGCGCAGGTCGAAAATCGCGTCCTCGATCACGGCCAGGAGCAAGGCTTGCTCGCCGGATCGGTACGCCGCGCCCTGGTCAACCTGGCATGGCAGGATGAAATCAACGCGGAGCATGCTGGAATCACTAGGCATCTTGGCCTCCTCGCGCCGCCTGTCGGCGGTCGACGCCCCCGAGCGTGATCGGACGCAGCATGCTCATACGGCTGGCGATGGCGCCGCCGTAGTGCTGTTCGATCGCGCCCAGGGGCAGGTTGGTGGTGACGACGGTCGACCGCCGGTGGCCGATCCGCTCCGACAGAATTTCGTGGAGGGTGCCGAGGACGTGTTCGGTGGCACGCCCCTCGCGGTCGGGTCCAAGGTCGTCGATCACGAGCAGTCCAACGCTCCCGAGGTCGCGGATCACCGCTGACTCGGTCTCTGTTGCGGTGGGGTTGTACGTGTCCCGAATACGCCGCAGGAGAGCCCGCGCCATCCCGAACAGAACCGAATCACCGGCAACGACGTGCTCGCGGGCGATCGCGGCGGCGAGGCGAGTCTTGCCACGGCCGTAACTGCCGTTGACGAGGAAGCCACGATCGCCAACATGCGGCTCGACCTTGTCGACCACCTCGGCAGGGAAGTCTGAAAGCCGGGCTCGAGAGTGCTCGGGAAGCACGCCGCTCGCCTTGAGCAGCCCAATGGCGTCGGCGTCGCGCTTTTCTCGCCGCGCCTGTTCGCGCAGCTCGCGACACGCCGGGCAGAGCATGTCAGCCCACGGCGTAGCGCGAGCGGTCCAGCCCACCAGCTCGGTCGGGCGTTTGCACTTCCGGCATGGCTCCGGGGTGAGCTGCGGCGCCTGGGCGACGGTGTCGTCGGCGACGATCTGGAGTCGGCTAGGCTCTGGCATCGGTAACGCTCCTGGCCTCCTGGGCCGCGAAATCGGCCGCATAGTCGGCGTCGGTGTAGTTGTCTGGCTTGCGGGTAGCTTGGCGCCTCGGGCTTGTGCCGTCGGGTGCCCGTGCCTGGCGTTGGGCCGCGAACTGCGCCGTGCGCCGCAAGTGCCGGTCGTACCCGGCGGTGACAGCAGCGCCGGTCCGCAGGTAGTCCGACGCCTCGCGGAACACGGCCACGAGATCGAGGCCCGGCCAGCCGTTGCGAAGCTGCTGGACCAGAAGGGCCGGGTCGCGGATGCGGCGAGCGTCGCCGAAAACGACGTGCTGCCGTAGCCACTCGACCGGGTCGTCGGTGGTTGGGTCATCGGGCCACGGGCCGTCGATTGCCGGCGGCGGCGCGGCGATCACGACACCGGGCAACGGGGATGGCGGATCGAGGGGGGCGGAAGCCGAAGGCAAGGGGGGGGGAGATCCCGGCGCTTTGGACGGGTGAAGTACCTCACCTCCTACTAGCTCCCCTCGGTCTTGCTCTTCTTCTTTTACGGGCGGGGCGGGGCGGGGCGGGGCGGGGAACGCAGCCGCAGTGCGCTTGCCGTGCGCTTGCCGTGCGCTTGCCGTGCGCACGGAATCGCAATCCGTGCGCACGGAATCCAGATCCGTGCGCACAGCGTGCGCTTGCCGTGCGCTTGCTTCTTCGTCTGCCGTCGCCCCGACAGATCCATAGAACTCCATCGCCTCGCGACGGTCGGCGGCTGGTAGGCGGGTCAGATTCGGCGCCTCGCCGGAGCAGAAAAATTCCTTCCGGCGGGCGATCGCCATGTGGGTTGGGGCGTCAGCGTGCTCGTACCAATCGTGAACGACAAGGCGGTGTTCGTTGTCGCGATCGAGGAACCCGGCGTCGACGAGGGCGGCAATCAGATCGGCAGGGTCACCGTCCCACCACATCTCCTCGGCGATCGACTCATCTGACAGCCTGCCGATGGCGCCGGTTGGCGCGTGTGCCTGGGTGGCGTGCCACAGCGCCTCGGCGACTCCCATGGCGCACGGAAGCGGTATGCCGCCGAGACACCGGGCGAGCCGCCGTGTCTTGCGATGCGTCAGAACTCCGCGCTTAGCCATTTGACTCTCCCGTGCGTTCGCTGCTACACGCGCCGCCATGCCGCTCGTCCCGTGCCCCGACTGCCGCCGCGACATCTCCGACGCTGCGATCGAATGCGTCGGCTGCGGTCGCCCCATGGGGGTGCCGACCATGATGGGCCGCGTGCGTCAGATACCGCGTCCGGTGCAACTGCTCAGCCCGGTGGATACGGGCCTGAAGCTGGGCCTGGGGATGCTGGTTTTGCTGCCGGTCGCCCTGTTCGCGGTCGGCATCCTGGCGCCGCTGATACTGGCCGGCGTTGCTTCTCGGTAGTGCCGCCATCGTCACCTCACCTTCCGCAGCTCGGACTCGATCGTGCCGTCAAGCCAGTCCGACGGTCGCCAGACGTGCGCTCGGATCGGTCGATCGCCGCACGACGGACACGAAGCGTCGCCGATGGCGTCGAGCCACGCCACTTGTTCCGGCGATGGGTGCTCGGTCTGCCGTTTGAGTTCGACGGCGATGACGCGCCGCCCGACGATGATCGAGTCCGGGAACCCTGGATCGCTGCGGCGGCTGTCGTGTGTGTGGTAGTGCCGGAGCCCGAGCGTGCGGCACGCTTGAGCGAGGTGTCGCTGAAGGTCGCGCTCCAGCATCGCGCGGGCGGCGAGTCGCTGCGCCTTCTCGGGCGTCATCGGTCCACCACCTTCCCGGTGTCGGCAAAAAGGTCAGTCTGCTCCGGCTCGTACTCGTAGGGACAGCACCCGGCGTCGGAGCACCGTGCGCCGCAACATTCCCCTGGCGGGGGTGGCGGCTTGGTCGGTTGCGGTCGCGTCCAGCGAACCATGCTCACACCTCCGACGGGCCGACGTAGACCCCGGACGACACGAGCCGCAGGAGTCCGCGACGGTGAAGGGTCCGCAGGATGATCGCCGCCTGCTCGGCATCGATGTCGCCAAACACGAGCGCGACGCCATCGGCTGTTACCTGACCACCATCGCGGACGACGAAATCGAGCACCCTCTGGGCCGGGGTGTCGACGGCAACGTCGGATTCGGTAGCCTCGGCGACGTAGCCCAGCGGCGCGTAGGTGCCGACTCCGACCCGCTTGATTTTCCCCGTCTGATGCAGGTGCGAGAGGGCGATCCCGGCGTTGCGGACGTCGACCCCTTCGACCTTGGCGGCGACGTCCGCGGCTCGCGTCGCACCGCGCGCCTCCACGAACGCCGCGATTCGGGCGAGCTTGCTCTTGCCGTTCGGCTTGGGGGCCTTGCGCTTCGGCGGCGCCTCCGGTTCACCCGGCCTATCAAGCGACGCTGGCGACGGTTCCCCGTGAAACCGCACCTCCACCTCGGCGGCGGTGCAAGCGTGCTCGATGGCTGGCGTCGGCGGCGAAGCCCCGAGCACGGCCCGAATCGCGCCGATCGCCGAATCGATGCGGTCGCGCTCGCCGACGAGAAGGTCGAGGGCGGTCGTGAGTGAGTGAAGGGTGTCGGTGTTCATTTCGATCCTCGGAACCAAGCCGTGATGCGTTGGAGTAGCGACGGCATCGCCGTGCGCGGCTCGAAGTAGCGCCCGCGCACGCCGCACCCTGCGAGCCACGGGTTGCGCTCCTGGAAACAGAAGGTGGCAATGCCAGGCGCGCGATTGCCGAGCGCCCGCGGGCTGGCGCATTGCGCGAAGTGGTCATCGCGGTCCCATCCGGGGCGGTAGAACTTGCAGTGCTTGCAGGGCTTCATGGTTGCACCTCGAATCGAAATGATCGGTAGCGCGACCGGGACAGGTCGCGGCGGATAGGGTCGGCGCGAAAATAGAGCGTGCTCGGGCGCGTGAGGGGCTCGACAACGAATGCCTCGCCATCGGGAAGAGCAACGATTGCGAC